GAGGACTGGAAAGCGTATGACATCTGCTTTTACTTTGCACAGTAATCCGTTTTCTTCCCAATACAAAGCTCTCTCGTATGGATAATTAAAACAATCAGGATATTCATTTTCTGAAGGGTGTAGTAGTTTATCTGCTTCAGGTATCAAACTATTTTTCATATTATATATAGTTTCTTTTTCCGTATTTGTTATAACGGTAAGTCCTCTTTGGGTGTATTCTGCTCGTAGGTCTTTATTTGCATTTGTATAGGGCGAGCCTACTAAACAAGCAACGTCTTTTACGAACTGCGATTCTCCTTCGACTATTAAAGAATGTGCTGCTGATCCAAATCTTAGAGCTGGAGTATCTTCTATCTCTTCATTTAAAGCATGGAGTTGTGAAACTCCGAAACGTCTTATTGTGGACGAAGAAACTCCTGGACCATTATGATAAATCTGATTTGATAAATCAGTAAAATATAAAGCATTTCCTAACACTACATGATCGTGCTTCTCTAAAGTTTCAGGAACTATCATCTTTGTTATCCTTTGGTTTAGCTTGCAAGATTCTCGAAAACATTTGCGTAATATGTTGCGAATATTCGGGTGGCAACTTGTTTAACTCTGTAATCAAGTTCATAAATTCAGTAGTAGCATTGTGAGTTTGATACTCCATATGCTCTAGCGTATTAAGATCGTTAATATCTTTATTTTTAATATTTTCTTTAATAAGTTTACTCATAGTATTTGATATATTACATAATGTAGTATAATATGTCTACAAATAGAGTAATTTATTTTAAGGAAATCATTATGAGTAGATTATTTAATCAATATTATTTCGATATCGTTGATGACGAAATAAAATGTAAAGCTTTTGATGAAGCATGGAAATTTGGTTGGGATAGTGAACAAGAGCTGGCTGACAAATATGCTGAGTTTTATCAAAAGAAGTCTGGTATAGAATTAGATAAAAGTGCTAGACGTGAACACATTAATCTCCTTATGGCTGCACATGGGTACGAGTCAACAGATTATGGTGTTTAACTTGCTGGGCGCCCTTTATAGTGGAGCTAATTCTCCGCTCTTTCTTTCAGGCGTCTCCTTACTAGCAACAGAGGGGCTAGTCGGCACAACCCTCTGCTTTTATTATATAGGATTATAAAATATTGAAAAATAATATTAATGACGACATTATTGTGCTACATTTAGTACATGAAAGTAATAAATATGGACGATCATAGACCACCGGCTTCGCCGTCAAAAATAGCTAAGATAATTAGTGATGAAATAGATAACAATAATAAAGAGGGCATAGATGAAGTTCAAAGCTGTATTTGGGCTTTAAGTTATAGCATTTCAAGACTGGTACACGCCCAAAAAGATATTAGCGCAACAGTAGATACAATAGACGTTATCTTTTCTCAATATGCAGATCCAAGTGTGTATCAAGATCTATATGACACACCACCTGACACAGACAGCGGTTTATAATTTCTAAGTAGTATTTTTGTCAGTTTTTGTCAGACTTTTCTTGTCGTCGCAAACTCTTATAGACAAAGGCTTTGACAATAAAATCATTTTTTTCATTTTTGTCAGAGAACTAGATCAAAATCTATATTAAGTAAAAATTTTTCTTGACGATATAAAATATTATGTGTTACTGTTATCACTATACACCTTTAGAGAGTGTAGAGGTCGGGCGTTTCTGTAGGGCCAGATTAAGCGCCCATACTTTACACATACATTCGGTAACACTATAATCACAATATGCCTGGCACAGACAAAAAAGGTTTCGAGCCTTTATTAGATACAGCTGAAGATCCTGCTATCGAGTTTTTCAATTTATCAAACAAACTTAATCGCAGACAAAGAGTTTTTGTCTGGAATGTGGTTAATAATCCACAAATGAGTTATGTCGAAGCGGCACGTAAGTCGGGCTATAAAGACGCTAGACAGTCGGCTTATAAAAATTTAAATCATCCTGAAGTTAAGAAAGAAATAAACTATTTGATGGGTGAGGTGAGAAAGAAGTATGAGTTAAACCAAGAAAGAGCTGTCAAAGATCTATACGACATTCGGGACAAAGCATTAGAGTCGGGATCTTATAATGCTGCCATAGCTGCCCAAAACAGTTTATTGAAAGTCGGGGGGTTAGTGGTTGACAGAAAAGAGGTAAGATTTGGTAAAATTGATCAAATGAGTAGGGCAGAAATAGAAAACAGACTAAAGCAAATTATGGGAGATGTTGTTGAAGGTGAATTAGTAGACGATAGTTCACTTAAATCTTCTGTCGTCAACGAAGTCCAAGAAGATGCCCCACAAGATAACGAAGAAGATTAAAAGTTCAATCATACGCAATCGTATTGGCCATATCTCTTTTTAAATTCTTCATACAATTCTGGTATGTCTAAGTCTTGATCTTCGTTAAAGTTTTTACGTTCTTGTAAAACTTTGCGTATGTAGATTTCAAAATTGGTTTGAAAATTACTTTGTTGATCGTATTCAAATTTTATAATCTCTCCTAGCATATCTAACTCCTCACTCAGTTATGTCGTTAAGTGGTAATATATCACAAATAAAATAAAAATTAACTTGATCTCTTTTGTTTGAGTTTTTGTATCGCAGATAATAATTCTTTGTCTGGATCATCTGGTGTATCACACTCTGCATAAATTTCACCTGGTATAGTTTCAAGTGCGTTATATAATTGATTTATTTCTTCTTGTGTAAATTTAATTGTTTTCATCACCACCCCTTTTGTTTCCATTCTTCATACCAATCAACAACATCTCTTATCTTTACTACATCATGGTTTATATCCCAATAGTCTGCATCAGAAGAATATCCCATTTCTATTTTTATTTCTTCTGCCTCTTTGCTTGTATGATCTAAATTACCTAGTTCATTTAACTTATCAGACGACCATTTATAAAAATCTTTGAACTTTTTACTCATTATTCACCTCATTCCAATATTCATCTAAGACTGCTACACTATCTACACTTTTCCAATCAATCTCATGCTCTGTAGTAATTTGAAAAGTTTTTGTAGTTCCATCTGTATAATAAATATCTAATTCAGAGTGTTTAATTGAATAATAATCTACTTTATCCCAATCAATACCCAACTCTTCTAAGTCAAATTCTATCGTTTGATGATATGTTGCTCGTATGTATTTAGGCTTACTCATGCTTCCTCTTCTATTTGCCATTCTCCACACCAACCACAACTGTAATCAAAGCCATATTCACTTGATTCAAAAGGCAATGCTTGATAAGTCATTTCTCCTTTTTTATCGCATTTGATACATTTAAAGTTAGTTCCATTGTCTAAAAGGTTGCCAACCTTTAACACATCTTTAATTGTATATATATCACTCATCATTCATATCCTATAATTTTTTATGATGATGTTGCCAATACAATAAAAATTTTTCTAGTGTTTCCAAATGTTCTGAAATCTTAGTATCTTCTTTTATGTAATGAACTCTATCAGCAATTATGTTGTCAATTTCTGTATAAGCCTTTTCCAGCTTTTGTAAATCGTCTGTTAAAAAATTCTTTAATTTACTCATTCTTCCTCCTTATCTATTCCACATTACAGGAATAGTGTATAGGTCTTTATTGCTAGTAGCTAAAGCCCCACCATCATTACCTTCATCATCACACATTGGAAAAATCCATGTGCCATCTGTAAATTCAATTACCAAAGGAATCTTATTCCAACCCATTTCCTCAGTTTCAGCTTCGGAAAGGTATTCAATTTTTTTAATAGTTTTACCTACTAAAAATTTAGAGATTTTGGTTTCCCAATCTTTCGTAATATTCTTTTTCATTCTCCCTCCTTATCTTTGCAGTAATTCAATATCAATTGCCTCCAGTTATATCTACCATCTTTGTCATATACGGGATCAGGATCTTCCCATGAAGATAAAATGCCATGGATTCGGTCTGCAACACAATCATTTGCCCATATGTGAGAATTGTTTGGGTATTTATCAGCAAACTCTTTTATAGAAAGTTCATCAAATTCTTTTGCTACTGTTTTTGCTTGTATTTCGCTATCACACATAGAAAGAAAATCTTCTTTATATTCTTCTAATTCTTCAATAGACAAATTACCAAAACAATGTACTTCAAATTCATTACTCATGTTTTCCCCTCCGTTTCTTCTAAGTGATTTATCAAAGCATATAGTCCTGCCTTGATACCTGCATGTTCTGATTGAGTATGACTATCATTTACCCATTCATCATCTGCAATAATATCTTCTGCGATATTTTTTATTCTTTGTAATGTTATCATTTCTTATTGATCTCCTCATATTCAATATCGGATATTTCATTATCTCCAAGTTCTATATTATGTTCTTCCTTGAAAGACTGTTTAACCCATTCTTTATATTCTTCTTCTGTTTCACATTCTCTACCCATATCCAATACAGAATATGTAATTACGCTAGTCCAAGTTTTCATCATTCACTCCTTATATTTTGATAATTCTTCATTCCAAAATTCATCTCTTTCTTTTTTATTTCCAAACCAATAACTACCTGCACTTGGATATGAATCATGTGGATATCTATATCCAATCTCATAAATATCTTTACCTTGCATTTTTTTGTATAATTTTTTAGTTATACTTTTAGTTTCAAGTAAATAATCTAAATCAACATCACCCGTATTTTTAAATTTCTTCATAAAAACATTACTAATACCTTCATGGTTTTTTAAAAAAACTTCCTTACTCATTATTCTCTCCTTTATCTTTTTCGCATATCCAATCGGCTAAACTTCTAATACTCCAACCACAAGCGTCAATCCAACCACTATCATAACTATCAAACTCTTTAGGGTTATCAATATATACATTGCAACCACGCACAAATGATTTGTTTAAATCTTTTGCGTCCCCATTAAAGACGTCGCCGTTTTCTTCAAAAAAGTCCCAAAGAGTTTCATCATAACTATCGAGTTTGAGTATATAATCCTTAGCTTGTCGTATTTTATCTCTCATTGTTTTTTCCTTTCTTTTTCTGTTTCTCTCTAATAACAAAATCATTCTCAAATCTTTCGGCATGATCCTTTAACCTTTTCTTTAATTCAAAGACGGCATTACATACTTGCCAACGGCTACGTTCTTTGGCATAAAACTCTTGCTCTAGGTTTGCAATTCGGGATTTTTCGTTTGAATAAATAGCTACTTTTTCTGCCATATCTATAGGCAGATCACTTACATAACCTCTTGGTCTACTGCCTCGACCACGCTTTCTGAAATCGTAACGTTTGGTATTCAAATGTTCTTCGAGATACGACAGTAATTCTCGTCCCGTTGTAATCGGGGTATCTAGTTTACCCAAAGGTAAAGTTAATATTTGTTTTGGCGGGATCTTCTTATTTTGATCTACCAAAAATTCTACGTTTTTTAAAGTAGTGTATAGTTTCTTTTTAATTTTTGATTTCATCTGCTCTCTCCTCGATAATATAAAAATCTGTACTAAGGCATACAGGACAAACACATTCATTAGTTTTTGGGTGTTCTGCCCACTTATTACCTGTATGGTCACAGGTCATACATTGATTTAAATTTTCAGATATATTTATTTTTACTTCGACATCACTCATGATTACTCTCCTCAAATTTCCAAATTACTTCTTCTAGTTCATAATCTATTATTTCTGAGTTTGGCAACCCGTCGTCAAAACTTCTGCCGATAATATCTTTTTCCTCTCTTAACTCGTCATGTTCAATAGTAAATCCAACACGACAGTCAAATTCCATAAATCCTTTAAACTTGCCTTCGTTATTTTCAAAATCCCATTCGTTAAACACTTGTGCAAACTTATCATTACCTAACCATAAGTAGCTATCTGAACTGCCGTTTTTTAAATCTGCATAAATTATTTTTGTAGTTCTTGTTTTTTCTTCTGTTTTACTCATAATCTGCCTTATTTAATTTATTGATCATTATGTAGCCCATAATGTTTACTTTTGTCCACGATCCGTTGCTTTTTTGGACGTGTATATTCTTGGCTCTGTTTTTGCCTCTGTTGTAGCCGGTAATTAGGTCGGCAATAAATGTATTAGTAAGTTTCATAATTCTCCTTAATCTAAATAATAGTAGCCCTTATCGGCATAATAGTTTTCTTCGCTTTCTGTTCCCCATTCTTCGACTGATTTTTCAGAACAATTTTCATGCTTAATGAATTTAATAATTGGTTTTTCTCCCCAACTGTTAATATTAAGTGCCTTTTTCACTTCAAATTCTGAATGATCGCCGTAGCCGTATTGAATTGGAAAAACATACATTACATCTTTTTCAATATCTTCAACTCGACAACTCCAATAAGAGTTGCCGTTCACTTTGTCAAAGTATTCTTTAGTTTCTGCAATATATTTAATTCGCCTTTGTTTCGGCTCATAAACTTTTACAGATACGAGTTTGTCGTCTTTATCTATATCAATCATGTTCTTGCCCTCATGTCCTCGTGTAGTCTGTTAATAATTTGATTTATTTCGTAGTGGTAAGGTGGCTCTTGTAAATCATTAAAACGCATATCTACGTCTAATAAGAAATTTACTAGGGTATCTTCACAAAAGTTTTTAATAAACTCATGTAGATCACTTGTATCTATATATTCAATTGTGCCGGCATTTTCATTAATAACTTGAAAACATTCTTGAACTTCCGACCATCTAAAAGTGTAAAGTTCAAAATCTGCAGTTCTAAGTTTTACACCTCTCAATAACTTTACTTCGTTATTGATATTGCTTTTGTACTCGATTAAATGTTGAACGCTAAGATCAACAAGTTTTTCATATGTTTTAGTATTTTTCATTTTTAACATTAATAGTTAAGTTTTAATTCAATCATTTTGTCTACATACTGTCAACAGATAATACAAAATAATATATAGTTTTTTTGGGGTAGTACCGGTATTAATAGCACCCCCCTTGTCTTTAGGTCGCCCTCTAAATATAAATTGATCTATTCGGCTATCTAAATCGGGAAGTCGGAACGTCGGAACGTCGGGACGCGTGTGCAAGAAGTCGGAACAATATATAACACAATAGCACACTTATACATTTCACGAAAGGCTTATATCATAACACTTTGACTGAAATATTAGGTCAAAAAAATTAGCTTTTTTTGTTGACATTTAGTAGACACCAGGTAAAGTATATTTGTTAACTATTAAACAGGAGGAAAAAATGGTTAAGATTATGGATTATAGAAATCCAGACGTTAGAAGATACGCGGCAGAAAGTATTATACAAACTACTGCTGAATTTATAAAAAATAAAGCTGATGTAGATAGTGCAGTACATGACTCTGCTGAAAGTCTTATAAGTCTAGTAGCTGATACTTTTTTAGATTTAGAGGGTGAAGATGTTTAATGAATATATGAAATATGCCCAACATGATATATTTTTTGAGTGTAGCCCAACAGGATTGATAACTGTCAAGGTTTATGACCTAAGGCTAGATTTTAACGCTGATTATATTTATAAAAATAAATTTATTGATTATTCACTAGACGAAATTATAGATATAGTTAAAAATTTTATAGATGAAAGGGGGTAAAGATGGCAGTTAAACCAGAACAACGTCGTTTTAAACAAACTGTAATAAACTTTGTTGATTATGAAGATGAGGATTATCTTTTTATTGACACAACTTCTGGCGAAGTTATGGCTTGTGCCGGTAGTTCTGATGATTTCTACGAAGATATGGCAAAGGGTAAACTACCAGATAGTGCTTATGCAATAATCAAAGTAATTGAAATAGAGTAGTCGGAGGCTATTTAATCTGGCGGGGCATAATAACCCCGCCTTTTTTATGTCTAATATAAACACACAAAATATTTAAGATCTAAAACTCTACCCAGTCGGGACGTAGTCGGGGACTTTTTACAAATTACCAGACAAATAAATTAGGTCCTAAATAACACTATATAAACACAAATACTAAGCTTTGATCCTTAAAAAAAATATTAATATTTAGTTGACCAGATGTTTACTTGATGTATACTTTAAGTATGAATACTAATAAAAAAGAAAGGCGACTAAACCTACAATTAAAGTACGGCTATTGTGTTGATACTATTGTAGGACGTCACCTCGTTGATGGCGGTCTGGCAGATACCAGAGCCGTTAAAATAAACCAAGCATTACGTGATCTGTTTAGTGCTTGTGGTGAATGTGATGAAAGAAATCTTAAAATATTAGCTGATAAATTTCCTTGGATCTTAGAAACAGCTAATAAATTCTCACATATAGAAAATGAATATGAAAAGAAAGTTAGCGGTATTAGCTATAATAAAACTTTTGATCAAGTGTTAGGGGGTAAAAATGACTAGAAAACATTTTGAAAAACTAGCTGAATTAATTTTAAAAAATTCAAGACTAGCAAGTGTTAGAAATAATCCTATGTTTGTTATAGAACAAGCAACATTTGTAAATGATCTTTGCAAATATCTAATATCGGAAAATGCAAATTTTGATACTGATAAATTTAGAGAAGCAACAGGTCAACTATCTTCACAAAAGGAGGTGGCACATGACTAAAGAAGTTGAAAACTTTATGGATAATGCGTTCAGTCAGGTATTAGAAAGACAGGGGCTAACTGATACCAGAGCTGACGAGTTAGGCAAAGCTGTTGCCCCTCTAAGATGGCAAGGTTTTAGCGAAGAAGAAGTTTACCAAGCTATTAGTAGGTGTGATCTTATGAATTTAAGATGGCTAGAAAAATATTATTATGGGCTGATGATCGTGGCTCATGATTACGCTAGAAAAAAAGGGTATCAGTCACCTTTAGATACTCTCATACATGATAGAAAATATATTGGTAAGTTTTAATAGTGCCTGAATGATCCCCTGTCGGGTGCTAGTCGGGAGTCTGTAAAGGCTCCCTTTTTTTATATATTTTTCTTATATATCACTTCAAGATCACAACAGGATCTAAAATCCAGAGGGTAAAAAGTCGGGAGTAAGTCGGGGATCATAAAAGAATCTGAGAGCGACAGAGCCAATTCTTAAAAGACACATATGCAACACAAGATCTATTTACAAGATCTTGTTGATCAATTTATTCACAAGATCTTGTTGATCAATTTGATCACAAATAGTAAACTATAGTTTTAACAGATCCATAAGGGGGTCGATTTTAATACTATGAGTAAATTGAAAAGAGTTGCTACGGCGACTAAGTTCGAGAAAGTGCTAAAGTTTTTTAATGGCATGTTATGCCGCAAAGGATCTTTAGACCAAGTAGAATATGACGGCATAACTGCTGATGAATGTGTAGAGATCATTATGGCTAATGATCAAGTGACCGGATGGGAGGATCGTGATGACAACAAAAACTAAAATTTCAGACAGTCAAAGGACTGAGTTGACCGATAAAATGTTTGCGATCGCTAACGTCTTGTGGGAATGTGATCATTGGATCAATTGCGATCAAACCTATAACTACCTAAACAAAGATACAGTTTTAAGAGGGGGAGTAGGCTTTGATCGTGATCAATTCGAGTATATATCTGATTTCGTTGACGAGGCCTTTGCCTGGGCTCTAAAACGTGATAGATACGAGGTTAATATAGAAGGTATAGTAGATTTTGGGCATGGTGGCACTTATGAGGCTAGAAAACTTTTTCAGAGTGATCCAGAGAAAGCAGCACAAAATTGTTTTCCAGAGCCTGAGGCGATCTGCGACTTTTTGAAACAGACTGATAATCATGATTTAGATCTTAATCAAGTAGCTGAGATCTTTGGCGAAGATTTTGAAGATCTTGCAGAGGATCCAGAATAATAGATCTATTAAGGAAGATCTAAGAGGGGGTAGAGAGATCTACCCCTTTTTTTTGATCAAGATCTTGATCGGGCTATAGATCTAAAAAAGATCTTGTAGAAGTCGGGACTAAAGTCGGGAATCTGTATAGAAATTTTTTCGCTATACGGGCAGCAAAATAACACTTTCTTTCACCACAAAAAATACATGCACCTGGCACTCTGGATAAAAATATAAAGTTAATACTACCCAAATAATATATTAAATTTATTTGTTTACATTCAGTAGTTTATGGTTTAGTGTTGAACTTTAACTATTTATTGGGAGATAAAAATGAATAACATTGTAACTAGTGACCTGGCCGAATTTGGTAATCGTGAACTAGATGAAGTTGTAAAATTAATCAAAGCTGAAAAAGAATGTGGTTTTCCCGAAGATTTTCATAATGAAGATGTAACAATTTTCTTTAATAAAAATTCTGGGTGTGTGTTTTTTTCTAATTCAGATTGTCAAGTGTGTATGTGCGACGAAGACGGAGATTTGTTTTCCTGGTACTACACGCCATACGAAGGCGAGGAAGGTTTTATTTTTGACTTAGCTGACAGATACCACGAACTACACCCTGACGATCGTGAATATGTAAAAGAAATAAGAGATAAATTCTATCCGGACGTCGTGTTAAAGGAGAAAAAATAATGGCTCACATACATGACATTAAAGATAAACAAGGGAATGTAGTAGATAGGAAGTATTATTGTTCGGATAACTGTAATATTTTTGATAATAAAGAAAAGTATTCTGGTTGGTATGGGTGTATTGAAATATCATGTACCCAGGAATGTGATAGGGAAGGCTGTTTCAATATAATTAAGGGGGTTGAAAATGATTGAAATAATTATAGCCGTTGTCTTAACTTTGTTTTGGGTAATTGAGTCCGAAAACATTCATAAAAGAAAATAAAATTTTCTAGTCTTAGCTCTAGCCTAGTCCCCTTTGTTTCATATAGGCTAGGGCTTCCTCTATCTAATAAAAATAAATTTGAATATCTGGTTTACTTGATGTAGACTTAAATAATAGTTTGGCATGGTGCCTTACTTGTAATAATGGGGACATTATGAAAAATATCGAAGTATTAGAAAAATGCGTTGATGAAAATCAAGAAATGACGGAAGAGGACTGGGTTTTGTTAAGCGAAGTCCTTTACAATTTGCCGTATGTGGTTAGGGGATTAGTTGCCCGTAACAAAACTATTGAGTGGTTAGAGAAAGAATTACATAAGTGTAAAGATTTTCTTAACTATCTTGAAACTAGAGCTACAGGAACTCTAGAAGGTCTAAGAACTAATGTGGTTAGAAAGAAAGAAGAGATAGATACACTTGAATGGATTTTATCTCAGCTTTCTACAGAGACTGAAGAATTCAAAAGGCAAAATTCCTCGCCAAACGAATTAACCAAAGAAGTTTTGAAAGTTCGTAAAGAGCTTGGCTTTCTTCCTGGAGAATGGAAATGATTTTAACATTCATACTTTACATGTTGTTCTTTTCTAGTTTAGCTATCGCCTACGTTGTTTGGTTAGAAGATATTTTTAAGTGAGTCTAAAGATGGATAGGTTAGAAAAGTTAGTACGGTTAGCAGATAAGTGTATGGCTAGATGGCATGAAACAAAAAAAGCAAAGTACCAAAAACGTGGTCATGTTCTTTTTGATGAAGCTCAACTAATCATACAAAGAAAATATAAGATACGTCACGGCGAAGCTCACACCAAACTAATGGAGTACAAATACTAGGTAGTCGTCGGCGACGTTAACAGAGTGGGGCGACAGTAGTCGCCCTTTTCTTTGGGACTCTATTACCACTAAAATCGGGATCGTAAAACGGGTAAAACTAACGGGTAGGTACCCTAAATGGGTGGGCTTAGTATACACATACCTTTACACAACATTTCACTCATACAAAAACCATAATTTTTAGAAAGGGTACCCATATGGGGGTATATTATATTTTTTAGTTTTATAGATTTAATTTCAAAAATAGAGTAACCTTTTACTGAGGTTAGCTTATGACTCGGAACTACGCCGCAACTTTTGTTGGAACATCACTAGCCTCTTAGCAACATGAAAAACGATATGTTAAACGAGCAAATGATGGGGTTAGGCAGTCCTGCCGGCGGTATAATGCCTTCAGAATCTGATATTCAAAAACAAATAGACAGTATTGATCAAAGTGAAAAACAAGAAGCTAAACAGGCTTTGGCACAAATCCTACAAGTAATTGCTGAACTGAAAGAACAAGGTGCTACAGAAGAAGAAATTATGCAGTTACTATCTGAGATGGGCATATCAATCGAACAACTTGAGTTTGCACAAAAACTTTTAGACGACAATAATAACGAGTTAGGACTAACTATTTAATATGGAAGGTATTCAGCAGCAAATATTTAGCGAATTGATGAAAAGAGGTCTTGGTGTTGAAGAGGCAACTAAGTTAGCCAAGAATGTAGATCCAAGAGCAAAAAATATAACACAAATTTTAAACCAAATAACAAAACAAAGGCCTTTACCACCTGCACCAGCAACACGTTTAGGACAACCAGCAGCACGTGGTTTAGCATCACGTGGCACTTTAACAGCAGCCGCGACAGCACTTGCTAATAATCCTCTTAAAATGACAGGAATAGGTGCAGGAGCATCACTTGTAGGGCTTGGGGGATTAGCTTTACTCAATACAGAACCTGAAGATATAGGCAGACTTATTGGTCAAGGACAACTTGCTTTTGAAGATGTGCGAGACAAAATTGATGATATAGCGGACAAAGCTGGATCTACCTATAACAATATAATGTCTAGAATTAAATCTGGGTATGATGAAGTTGTTAACCCACCTATGCCAGATATGCCTGTAGGTCCTATGTTAGAAAGTGAGTTTTTGCCAGGGGCTGCGAAAAGAGAACGTTTTGAGAAAGAAGATTTTTTTAGGCGTGTTCCGGACATGCCTTCACAACCACTTCCAGAACAACAGATACCACCAAAACCAGAATCATTCCCCCAACTACCAAAACAACCGCCTCCCTTAGGTCGTTACGACATACGTCGTTACGATACAAGTATGATGACCGAGGAAGAGATACAGCGTTTACAAGAAATTCTTGACTCTTTGCAAGAGAAAGATCCGATGGGCTTTGCAGAAGGAGGTCCAGCAAAGATAGCTGAAATGCTGCAAGATATAAATAAAAATCCTGTAGCAGATTTTCTCGCAGAGGGGACTCCAAGCGATCAAAATATAGCAGATGCTTTTGCAGATTTTAAAAAAGGGTTTGCAGACCTGTTAGGAAAATCAGGTAGAACTATAAGCAACAAAGATCGTTCACGTCTAGATAAACTTGTCTCTGATGGACTCGGCAGAACTAAAAAAGGCAGACAAGAAGGTATAAAAATATCTGAAAAGTCAGTTGAGTTTCTTCCAGCAAATATGCTGGACATGAAATAACTTTTGAATGACTTTAGAAACACTATCTGATAGTGAGCTTAAAGAAGCCTTACTATTACAAGAAAGATTACAGCTTTTAAAAAAACAAGACATATGTGAGCAAACTTTTCTAGAGTTTATCAATCACATGTGGCCAGAATTTATTTGTGGTCGTCATCATAAAATCTTTGCCCAAAAACTAGAAGATATTGCAAATGGCAAAATTAACCGTCTGATTGTTAACATGCCACCCAGACATACAAAGTCAGAATTTGCTTCTACCTACTTTCCTGCTTGGATTATGGGTAAAAACCCAAACAAAAAAATTATGCAAACAACCCATACTGGTGAGTTAGCTGTAAGGTTTGGTAGAAAGGTCAGGAACTTAATGGACGGCGAAGAGTATAAAGCTATCTTTCCTAATGTTTCTTTATCAGCAGATTCTAAATCTGCAGGTCGTTGGGAAACAAACAAAGGTGGCGAGTATTTTGCTGCAGGTGTAGGGGGTGCAATAACAGGTCGTGGTGCAGATCTTTTAATAATAGACGACCCACATTCAGAACAGTCTGCTTTATCTAATACAGCTATGGAAGCTTGTTATGAATGGTACACATCTGGACCAAGACAGCGTTTACAACCCAAAGGCGCTATTGTTTTGGTCATGACCAGATGGAGTGATATTGATTTGACAGCAAAGTTACTCAACGCACAAAAAGAACCTCTAGCAGACCAATGGGAGATAATAGAGTTTCCTGCAATATTTCCAGATACAGAAAAACCGCTATGGCCAGAGTTTTGGTCAAAAGAAGAATTATTAAAAGTAAAAGCCTCACTACCAGGCATGAAATGGAACGCACAATGGTTGCAGACACCAACAGCAGAAGAAGGTTCTATTATCAAAAGAGAATGGTGGCAAAGATGGGATCATGACTCTCTGCCATCTGTTCAATATATTATTCAATCTTACGATACCGCTTTTAGTAAAAAAACTACTGCTGACTATAGTGCTATTTCAACTTGGGGTGTTTTTAGACCAACAGAAGATTCACCCGATTCTATAATTTTATTAGATTGTCAAAAAGGTAGATTAGATTTTCCAGAGTTAAAAAAACTAGCTTATGAAGAATATAAATACTGGGAGCCAGATATGGTTTTGATAGAGGCCAAAGCGTCAGGCACACCACTCACACATGAACTTAGAAGGCTTGGCATACCAGTTGTTAATTACTCGCCTACTAGAGGACATGACAAACACGCTCGTATGCACTCAGTAGCACCTATGTTTGAATCTGGGCTGGTATGGGCACCAGAACGACAGTTTGCTGATGAAATGATAGAAGAGTGTGCCAGCTTCCCCTTTGGCGCTCACGATGATTTATGTGATACAATGACGCAAGCTTTAATAAGATTCAGAGAAGGTGGTTTAGTTTCCTTAGATGATGATTATATAGATGATGTCAAAGCACCAGTAAAAAGGTTATATTATTAAAATGTTACAATTTTACATGACAGAGTATGAGCTAGATGGAGAGGTATTTGATGGGCCTTTAATTATGGCTGCATCATTAGAAGAGGCTAACATGCAAGCTAAAAATTTAAATTTAAAGTTAGTTGGCGAGATGTTTCCATTAGCTAATTTAGCAGAACAATACAACAAAACGATACATTAAAATGGCAATAGAAAAACAAGCACCAGTAATATCTACAGCAGATCAACCCACAACAATCGAAGAAAAGGAAATCCAAGAAATAGTAGATCTTAAAACTCCAGATGGCGAACAAGGGTTTGAAATACTAGAGGATGGAAGTGCAGTTCCAGAAGAAGATTTAGTTATACCAGAGGATGTTGGCTTTGATGGTAATTTAGCAGAAGTTATAGAAGAAGATGATTTACAAAAAATCTCTTCTGATATCGTAGCAGGTATAGAGAGTGACAAAGCTTCTAGAAAAGACTGGGAAAAAACCTATACAGACGGATTAAAATTTTTAGGTATGAGGTTTGATGAAGATAGGTCTGAGCCTTTTGAGGGTGCCTCTGGTGTTATTCATCCTTTATTAGGAGAAGCCGTTACTAGCTTTCAAGCCCAAGCATACAAAGAACTTTTACCTGCAGGGGGTCCGGTCAAAACACAAGTTTTAGGCGACTACGATTCTAATATAGAAATGCAAGCTCAAAGAGTAAAAGAATTTATGAACTACCAAATAGTTCATAAGATGGAAGAGT